AATATTATTATCACCACATGTGGCTCTACGTAATTGCGCACTAGAAGTTATGTCATGCACTTTATGTCCCTCGAAATCCGCAAATCTATGAAATAATTCATCAGTAAATTGCGGTGCCGTTTCTGTTGGCGCAGGTGTAATAACAATAACATTGCGTGCCCGCGCTTTAAGAATAATCCCGCCAGCCATATACGTCTTACCAGATCGGCATTTGCAACCCCATAAAAAATGGCGATGGCCTTTTGCAATAAGCATGTTTGTTTTTTGTAGTATAAGTTCTTGATGAAACCTCAATGTCATACGTTCTTTATTTACAAAATTATGAGGCATACGGGTATAAGAGGTATACCACCTTTGTAAATCATTTAAATCAAAACATTCTTTCATATGATCAGTTATATATTGACTCGAAACCCGCGATGCGGTTATTAATTCGTATAATTTTTTTTTGTCAGGAACAAGTAGTATAATAGAATAATTAGAATATATATGTTCATTCTTCTTTGCCATAGCAACGATATTTTGAACATCATAATAATCGACTGATGTTTCTTCTATTGATTTCGGAAATTTAGATGAGATAAATATATACTTATCTCCTCTAATAATACTAATATCAGAACAACCACCTGAATTGCCTGATATTACTAGTGTTTGCAAATATTTCTCGATGACCAGTTTTTTTAGTTTCCCATTATTAGCATTTCCTACTACATTTTGCCCATAAATCTCAGAATGCCCGAATTTAATAACTATATCAAAAAGCCTTTCAAATATATGACCTTTTTCTGCTTGGGTTTTGCCAAGGGCTATTATATCATGAACTGATGAATAAGGTTCAATATATGTAATGAATTCTTTTATAGTCATGCCTGAAATATTCATTGTTCTTAATTAATAATTAATTATGAATAATCAATTCTTATAATATTATATTAGAAGATCAACTAATATAATATTAATTTGTATGTCCTTTTTAATTAAGACAACCAAAGCATAATAATTATTAAAATAATATTATTATATTATAATGACAGAATCTTCGCCTAAGCGTGCATCGACGTTTAAATTTGATATGTTAACCGACATCGAGTATAAATATTACGGCCTAACTCCTAATTTGCACTTGCGACCAAAGCGCAATGTAGTATCTTGTGCAATTTTCAAAATGGAAGACAACTATCGCGATTTTTCTAAGTATTCGGAAATTTTGCGCAATGTATCCGAACAATATATTAGCAAATTGGCAGAATGGAACTTCGTATTTCGCATTTATTATGACGTAAATTGCCGGAAAGAATTGCATGACACTTTTAAACGACCCGATGACACCTATCCGCCAGGGCTTGAATTGGTTGAGTATAACTGTCCTAAATTTAAAAGCAGGACAAACCCCATGTATCATTTGGGCACCTTTGGAACCTTTGTCCGATTTTTGCCACATTTTCAAAATGAGTTCAATTACGTCTTTGTCACTGATGTAAACCATAGCACTTTTCAGTTAGCATTCATGATTAACCAAATTCGCGAATGCATGCAACGCGGTTTTAAAACTTGCTACATTTATATTAATAGTTATAGGTATTCCTCGCCCAAAGAGTTATGCATTCCGGAATTAAACAATATTTTGCTCGCAAATGTGCATACTAATGAAAAAGTCCCGCTTTCTAATATAAATAATTTTTTAACAGGCATATGCAAAGGCGACCATAACGTAATGATTGACGCATTAATAGCGAAACATGGCGAAAAAACCGCGAATGTTGCATATCCATTTGTTTATGCCTTTGACGAATACTACATGAACAAGTTCTTTTTTAAGTATCAAGAAAAGCATTGCAAAGATATACAATTCTTGATAGTGCGAGACAACCGCATTAGCACAACATTGCGTTATTTAACGAACCATGTCAAAAAAGAACATCAAATAGAGTTCGATGACACTATTTCTCGAGCGCAATCTGATGCGGACTATTCTGAAAAATTTGCGTTATATTCAAAAATACGCAAAAATATATTGAAACGGTTTCGCGGAAACAAAGAGTCAGATTATTATAAAACAATGTTATTATTGCCTAATTATGGGTATAACATTTTCGACTCGGTTTCTAAGTATAACGAATTTTCTTATTTATCATATAATGATTTAGTTCAAATAATAATTTAATTATGATGACGGCATAATCGTGTCAGTCGCAATGTTCCAGATTATATCATTTTTAATCGCAAACTCATAAAAATATGGCCATATAAAATCATCGTAATTTGCAACAGTATTATATGGAATTGGCGGACTCTCTTCAAGTGCGATTTCCGGAATTAAGACAACGTTTTCGCGATCCTTTGCCCAATCTATAATTATTTTCTTATATTTATCTGATCCAGTCATAAATAAACCTAAGTTTGCTTCAGGAAAAGCGCGATTCAACGACATTGCAACACTACCAGTTCCGGCTGTTACCCAAATTGTTGTTCCTTGTTTAATCTGCAAATTTCCGGCAATCGCCGCGAGACGATATTGTGATGTTAAAATAGTTCGCCAAAGTTCAGTATTAAATCCCATTACCGGATAATAAATACTATCTTTTTTAGATTCTTTTCTTATTTTATCTGCTATTGTTCGCGCTTCGCCGAATGTTTTAACCAATATAATTTTCGCGGATAATGCGGTAAGACTTGCTTTATACCTAGAATTGTTAAAATAGTTTAACTTTTCTTCTGTTTTATAAGCGACTATAATCGTGCATTTAATGCCACATTTTAACGAAGCGTATGCGATAGCAGCGGGCCCGGATGCGTTATATCCGCCTACGTATAACGTATGATCAATCTTTGGTTGTTCTTTTATTATTTCAGAAAGAAATCGAAACATTGCTCGTTGTTTTGTGCCGAACAACATTTTACCTTCTTGCACTAAATAGACTTTTCTTCCAGGAAGCGAAATTTCCTCAGGAACTATTGGCGGGTTCTCGATAAGTGTTGGCAACATAGATTTAATTTGCGCTATCATATTATATTATTTCCCAACTATTTTTAATAATTCCAAAGATTTTTTTAGAATATTCATTTGTTTTATGGAATTATTATAATTAATGACATAGTCATCTGCGCGCCCATGTTTTTTGATTATACCATAATAATCTTTTATATCCTTGATACAATAATGATCACAAAGCGCGGGCACAGAACATATATGTATTTGCAAAACCTCAATCGGCATCCCGAGTTTTGCGTATGATTGTATAAAGGCATCGGCTAAATAATTGTGCTTTTCGTATAGTATCCACAACCTAATAGGGTTTAGTAGCATTGAAGCCGGAATACTATGCAAAATATTGTTTGCGAATATACTAAATTTTTCTAGTTGGAAAACACCATATAATAAATCGGCATTAATATCATGAATTTTCATATATTTTTTTATCGCTGGTATAATATTTGCTTCAGTGCAATTTGGTATAAAAACATAAATAACTGAAGCCGATAAATTATTTTCTTTTATAAAATTAGGCCAACAGTCCGAGTCAATCATTGAAAATAGGTATACAAATTTCTTTGAGTATAACGCTGAGTATAATTCTGCTTGCAACCGCAAATCTTGATCATAGAATGAAACCAAGGCTACAACTTTATTTTTAACGTATTTCTGACAATGCAATTGCAAGGCGGCGCGATAATGAAGATTTCCGGGATATCTATCTTCGCGAATTATGTTTAACTCGATGCCATTTCTTATCTTCTTTTCTATTTTAATCAAAGGATACCATGAAAAGTCATAAGGAATATCATATGGTTTTGCAATAACACTTACATAGGTATAATTATAACAATGCATATTGTTTTCAATGCCAATGTAATTTAAATACGGAAATTTTATTTTTACCGGTGTCATTATTTTTGCATTTAATTCCATATTAACAATGGCGCCTTCCTTTGCCGTCTCTTCGTCTAACCTAATATATTTTGCCGGATAGTTATTAACATATTTTCCATGAAAAATTAATACATTCTCGGGAATACTAATTTTGTTAAACAAAGCAATTTGCACAATGTCTTCATGGTATCCGAGCAAAATCTTTTTTTTAGATTTATGCGCTAAAATGTCTTCCAAAGATACATTTAAAATCAATACATAACTTTTTTGCGTTTGTTTCATATAATTTATAATTTATATTTTTATGCATATCAATTATAAATTATAAATTATAAATAATTGCATGTATTATCAGTTAAGTCTTTTTCTACATTGATACTCAAGATTAGGCTTTCTATATGAAGTTATTTATCGTAATTAAGCAACACATTCGAATTGCAATCGAAAATTTAGTTTTAATTGTTGGAACGATTATAATTAGTTTTATTTTAATATTCAAGATAGTTAAAATATTCAAGAAACTGCAGTAAACGGATATAAAGTAACAAGAGTTGTTGCAATTTTATTTGCGGTTCCAGAAGTTGATATATTGCCAGAGTGAGATAATAATATATTTGCACTATTATTATAATACGGTAAAATAACATAGTTTGTTGGATTAGTAGAAGAGACGCCTTGTAAATCAAAAATACAATTTACAACCCTATAATAATCATCTCTACCATTACTAAATATAGCCGAGTTATTACCGTTATTTACATTAACTGTTTTAGTATTGGTAGAACTAAATGCGAATGAACAATTTGTAAAATAATTCAATGAAGAACTATTGCCATTCATAATAAATAATGATTGCAAAGTAGAACCTGTATTACCATTTGTAAATTTAATATTTGTAAAAGTTGATTTTAAAGCGTTTTTACGTATTTGTAAGCAGTTTGTATCTGCCGACTGTGCTGATATATTACAAGAAGTCATTTCTAAATTTCCTGCTTCCATAGAAATTAAAGGAGTAGTTCCTAATGCATTTGATGCATTTATTGATAAGTTTTCTAAATATGTTCTACAATCGACCGCAGTATAACGGGGTGGCGCATAAGACACGTCACTATTTAATATTTCAGATCCACGCGTTTTTTGTTGAATTATATTTTCTTGACCATATAAAGAACAATCCTTAATATTTAATGTATGAATAGACGATGAAGCATCTATAACATTACCTGTAATTTGAAACCCGGTTATCATTACTTGATCACTAATTAGAGCAGTCGCACCGGCGACTTGAACCGTGATACTTCCATTTATACAACATGCTACATTAGCATATCTACTACATATTGAGCCAGTTATTTGAATTTTCGCTTTTGATATTGTTAAGGTTTCAGTATATGAACCAAATGCTACTTTTACCTCGCGGGCTGTTCCGTCAATTGCTGTTTCGCATTTAGTAATAGCACTTTGAATTAGTCTAAATGGTTTCTCTCGGCTTCCGTCATTTGAATCATTCCCGCATGAGCCATCTACATAATAAGTTAATAATGATTTAGCGGGGGTTGGTATAGCAGGCGATAATTCGGTATAATTCAATTTATTACATGTTATTTCATTGATTCCATAAATACTTGCAGTTGTGCCTGAATATATATTATTACCATTAATTGCTAATGTATTATTACATAAACTAGCACC